GCGATGCTTGGCCTTTATGCCTTTGAAGGGTGGAGCGGAACATGTCAACAGGTTTACAGTTTCCTGCAAAGCATTAGGCCTTCAGCACAATATCCAGCGTACAATCCTGCAATCTGCTGGCCTGGATACATTGACGTGATTGGAAGATTTCCAGCATGCGCCTATTACGACGCGGTGACAAGTGGGATCCTGTGGAAGATCAGGGCTGTGCATGATAAGCCGAGCCTTGCCCTGAGCATGCGGGTAATCAGCAAGTATCAGGACGAATTTCTGTTTTGGGGCCCGGTTTTCACGGATTACAGTTCGATCATGCCGCAGAAGGCTATGGCAAACGTGACGTGGCTTGCGGAACTCTTTCTCAACTATCAGGATCCAGCTACAGACATGACTCACGCCTTGGATCTGAGTGGTGAGAACCTGATTCTTTATTCGGTTCAAGAAGCTGCTGATCAGGTTGCCTGGAGCGAAGGCTTAAGCCTCAAGGGCCTTGTCACTATGGGAGCTGCTGGCGAAATCGTTATTGAGCCAGGCTATATCACGGAAGACCATATTACGGTTTACAGTTTCTTGCCGGTGCGAGTTCATGACAAGATCCGTCGCCGAGGCGTGGACTATGAGATATTGACGGTTCAGGTTTTCGACGTGAATGGGGATCCACTGTATAGCAAGAGTGTCTGCAGGAAGTTGATAAGTCAATGAGCAGTCTTGAGGATCCAGTGACGACGACGATTCGTCTTCTTAACCAGAACATGCGCGTGGTCAAGAATGATGATTCGATTGCTAGCGTGTACGTAAGCCAGCAGTGGTATGACCGGGAACTATTCAAGAATTATGATGGACAAGTGACCGTGGGCCTGAGTCAGAGCGAGGATCACAAAATTGACTTAAGCGGCAAGATACGTCAAAGAAGAGGCAGGCTTGCCGTGAACGTGTGGGCCACGGACAAGGTCGGCAGCTCAGACACGGGCAGAAGCATGCGGCAGAAGATCGTCGAAGAGGTAAACCGTGTTGTGCGGCAGAACATGAAAGTTCCCAATCAGACCATTTATGACTTTGTGCGACTCGGATATCCTTCTGGGGATCCGCACAAGGCTTTCCAAGCTGTAGGTGTAAGCGAGTTTGCACCGGGCAACGCGGCGTGGACAGAGCTCTCAAGTGCGGATTGTCAGAAAATCTGGGTTGCAGACGCGATTGACTATAGCAAAAGCGTTTCAGTCAACCTTCAATATGGTGTGATGCTCTTCCGCTTCAAAGTATCTAGCAAGGCGCAGACGGTTCTGAAAATTGTCTTAGACTTTGTGGGTTACGGGACCGCTCTTGGAGGGAACGGGAGCACGATTAAGGTGTGGAATCAAGTGGCCTCTGCCTGGCAAAACGCTGCTACTGGATCCGGAGAAGCAAATGAGACTGTCACTATCACGTTGATTTCAAACTTGGCGAATTACATTGACGCGAACGGATATGTTTGGTTGTTGGCGAGAACGACAAACTCGAGCAATGGGTCTACTGCGGCCGCCCTCTACTGTGATTATGTTAGCTGCACAGTTACTGTCAACGGTATTACGTACTTAGATGTCGTGGCCTTTCGTGATAGGGACAAGGTTGACGTTAAACCGTTCATTTTCAGGACTGAGTTTGTTCTGAAGTCATGGTTCTTCGAGGACATTGGAGGCTTATTCTAAAAGGTGAACGAGTATGAGTGTTGAAACGTACGGTGCGCATGAATCGCGAATCTATTTTGTAGCAGAAGCTGTGTATAGCCAGACGCCTGCTAATCCTGCATTCCTTGGAATAAACACGGAAGGCATGGAGCCGAAAGTAGATCCTGGATTGATAAGAACGATGGGTATTGGTAGCAGAGACCTTCAAAGTCTAAATGCTGGACTGGAGAAGGTAACGTTGAAGGTGCCCTGTCAAGTGTTTCGCCTATTAGCTTCATACAGCACGTTCAAACGCTCAGCAGCTTGAGCGTTGAAATCCTCTATTACAAAGGCTTGTGGTCAAATCCATCGGACATTCTTAGCTTTCTTTTGACTGGTTGCAAGATTGACAAGCTGAGCGTTGAATGTCACCTGGAAGATGTGATAAAAGCAAATGTTGAATTGATAGGACGAAATATTGGATATGGAACTTCTTTGATCACAGGTGCAACATACGGTGACTTTTCTGGCGCAGTTCCGTTCAACAACTCGTATGTGCAGAAGGGTGCTCCGTCAGGCGGAAGCGGTGTGACCTTAACTGATGTGACTGATTGGAAATTCGATGTTGAGAATAACCTGAAACCTGTCGGGGTCATTCAAAGCAGTGGCACAGCATTATGGCTAAAATATCTGCGTGAACGACATCGCAAACTTGAGGGCGAGTTGACTATGGAGTTTGAGAGCAACTCCGAGCTTGTGGATATCTTGAATGATACTGAGTTCAGCCTGCTTTTCGGCATTGGAAGCACAAACACGGCCTTGTTCAAGTATTGCAAGTGGGAAGATTGGGACTTGCCGAACAAGAAAGAGGACCTTGTGAGCGTGAAGGCGAAGTTTGTTGCTCGAGATCTCTGGATAAGCTAGGGGGCCTGTGGATGGCAGAGGTTAAGATTTTAGAGAATTGGGGCCGGGAGGCTGAACTGCGCAAGAAGTGGATGAAAATGTGGGATAGACTTGGAGCTCGCATTCTGAAGTTTCCAAAGTGGATGCAAACGATCATCCTTGAAGACGTGAACACGGCAATCGAAAACCGCGTAGCAACTATGGAGATGATTAATCATGCCAAAACAAGAAGAGTTTGACGTCGACGAGAGGTACGGCGAACAGTACAAGGGACATTATGTAGCTAGGCAGCTTCCTTGGGCACTGCGAAAGGAAATCATAGAAAAGTACACGCAGTACAATCATCAGACAGGACAGGTTCTGACTATCAACCATACTGCGATTCAGGCGGAGTTTGTCATGGCAAGCCTGAAGCAGCCAGGTAAAGGACCGGGTAATGGTACGCCTATCACTCTTGAGAAGCTTCTGAGTCGTGACATTGACTCTTGTGTTCCTCCCGAGCTTGCTGAGCTCATCGAGAAAAAAGTGAATAGTGTTATCAACCTGTTGGTTGAGGAAAGAAAAAACTCCTGAGGGCGATGAGACGCGGAAGACCGCATCCAGCCCTGACAGATTATCGCTTGTGCAAAGAGTTCGGATGGACGGTCGAAGAGTTAGAGCGGCAACCTAGTAAGAAGATACAAGAGTTTCTGATAATTCTTGCCGAGATTGACCGGCTGACTCAAGAGGAAATTGACAGGGCTAGGAGAGAATCGGGTTCTCAGAGAGGCTTCCGTGGATGAGCGTACAGTTTCGGGTTGAAGTTGGCGGCATTGAAGATTTTGCCGAGAGAATGCGTCGACTGGATGATGCGACGCAGGAGTATGTGCAGGACGCGTTGAATCAGACTGGCCAGTTCGTCGTACGAAGGGCCCAAGAGCTTGCACCAATTCGTACCGGACGGTTGATTTCAGGCATATATTCGCAGATTATTTACAAGTGGGTTGTCAAGGTCGCGTGCATGGTACCATACGCAATCTTTCAAGAACTTGGAACACGGTACATTCAGGCACGGTATTTCTTGACTAGAGCCCTGAACGAGAATGTCATGAATTTTCTGTCGATTGTTGCTGTTTCGCTGCAACGTGCAGCTGAAGAGGCTTCAGCAGAATAAGTCTAGGACCTGTAAATATGAGCAGTGTTGGCGAGATCGGTGTAACCATTAGGGCGGTTAATGAGGCCACGCCTGAGTTTGAAGCGATCAGTGGCGACGCTGCCAGGATGGGTGATAACATTGCTTCTGTGGGTGCAAGTGCTGTTGGCTCCTTCAGCCAGGTTGGGGTTGCCGCGACAGAGATGAGCGCAGACGTTCGTGTTGCAGGTGAGAGCTTCACGGATATGGGCACGCATGCTGAGGCTTGTGAGGTGAGCTTACGCACGGTCGCAGGCGGCATCAGGAATTTTGCTATGATGGGTTCAGAAATCACAATGCTGGCTAATGATTTCGGGTTTGTGGATAAAGAAACAAGCAAGTACCTGCGCACGGTCATGACCATGATAATGGTTGTATCCACAGCCGCTCGAATGTACAGTTTCCTATCGGTCATGACAACAGGGCACACGGCCGCGATTGCGATTGAAGGCACGACAACAACGGCTACAACCGGAGCGATCAGCCTTTCAGCAGTTGCCCACAATATCTATGCTGCTGCCTGTAACTTTGCCACGGCCTGCCAGAACGCTTTAAACATTAGCCATGCAACCTTTCTGGCCTTGACAGGTGTGGGAATCGGGGTTATCATTGCCGCCGCTGCTGCGGTCTCCGTTTTTGCAAGTCAAATGAACGTTGCGACTGCAAGCGTTAACAATTACAATGCTGCAGCAAGCAAGGTTCCAACGGTTACTAAGGGTATTCAGCGTGCTCAGGAACAGAATATGCTCCGGCGTGGTGTTGAATGAGCATCGGCAGCGTCGGGATCCCGCAGATCGCCCTTGTTTTAGGCACTGTTACACCCCCTCAAGGAGACGTTATCGACGTCAGGGTACATCTTGGCTGCACTAAAGAAGTAAGCAGTTTCGAGCTCACACTGCAGAACTGGAATAAAAAGTACAGCCCCGGCGGGTCAACTCCTATTGTTGTTCCCTCTGACGGCACTATTTATGTTGGTAGAGCAACGATGGTGCCGCAGCTGATTACTTGCAAGGTTGAAAACATTGAGTATGAGGAGCCCTCGGCTGACGAGCATTATCTGAAAGTCACGGGTAGATGTTGGGGAGAACGACTTTTCAGCAGAGTCGTAAGCAAGACTTACACTAACCAGAAGGGCGAAGCAATAATCAAGGACTTGATGGATAATTTCGCAGGTCTCAGTCATGTTAGAAGTATGGTTGAACTTGTCCAGAATACAAGTACGACCTACACGGAACTTGACTATGATAATACGACGCTTTGGGATATTCTGAAGTACATTGCAGAAACTGCTGATCTTAATGGTGCAATCGGCTTTGATTTTCGTGTAGCACCTGATGGAAAGTTCGAGTTTTTCCCGTTGAACAGCAAAGCAGCAAGCGTGACTCTTGTAAACATTCCAGAGGTTACGGGCTACAAAAAAGACATTGCTAGAGTTCGGAACAAGATATATGTTTTCGGCGCTGCAGAGAAAGTCTATCCTGTAAACATGGATTTATGGACGGAAGGCACTACTGGCTGGACAGCGGATCCAGGTGAGACATTAAGCGCAGATGGCACTAACAAGGTTTTCGGAAGCTACAGCGTGTACGTTAGAGGCGTTGCCACTTGGCCAACTCCTGTTTGCCGTATGAGGCTTGCCTTGCCCTCGAGTATTGATTGCGGGGGTCATAATGGTTTTCAGCAGCTTAACTATTCTTTGCGTAAGACTGGAGAATGCATCGGTGGGAACTATTGGTTTTACTTCTTTTTTGTTCGCCTGATGACTGATGCTGATAACTATTTTGAGAAGATGTACACAATTGCTGAGGCTGATCAGCAAGATACGCGCTGGGCCTATTTCACGGATAGGCTTGGGAAACCCTATGAGGTGCAGAGTAGTACTGAAGCGTACTGGGTTACTTACGGAAATCCAGACTGGAGAAACATAAACTACGTAGAGTTTGCTGGTCAAGGTGTCTGCGGTCCAGTTAGTACGAATGGCTGGATTGCAATCAATATTGACAAGCTTTTCTTTGACAAGGGTAGGTACTCAGCTGTTGAGGAAGTTGCTGGTGATGAACTTCGTGAGCTCGCAGAAACTGATGAGGAGCTTGTTAGTGATGCTGAATGTGACTTGCGAGCAAAAAGTCTCTTAGCCTATTATAAGGATCCAGCTGAGTCTCTAACAGTTGCGAGCACGATTCTTGATTATGGTCTCACGCCTATTCTTCCTGGGGATGTCATACATGCGACCTTTCCAAATGAGAATGTTGATGGCTATTATCGTGTTGATACTGCAGAGTATTACGTGGATGGTAAAGAGCAGACGCTTGAAGTCACTTTTGAACTTGGAAAAGTCGCACCGCAACTTGCTGATTACCTGTATGGTATGCGCTCGAAAAGTATGACTGTTGAAAAGCTTGCTCGAACAAAGGCTGGAATTGGCCAATTCGCAACAGGATCCTTAGCAGGTGGTGCTGGCGGTGGCGGGGGTAATCATCATATCGGCCACGAAGTGGGCGACGTTAACGGCGTTCAATACAGCAGTCCAGCAGTAGGAGGCTGGGATCCGCTCACAGGCTGGATCGCGCCAAATTTTATAGGACCTCTTAATGATGTGGCAGCAGTCAC